ATCAATATAAAGGTCCAGAATTTGAGGAGTTCTTTCAATATACTCCATCACCAAACTATCCAACAACAACGATGGGTAGAGGTGCAACCAAGTCAATCAAACTTGCAAAAGACTCTGTAACTTATTGTACTTCTGGTCTGGTAGATAGAAATAAGAACACTGTTCTTTCATATCTCCACAAAGCAATCAAATCACTCAATCAACTCAGAATGATTGAGGATTCTCTGGTTATCTACAGACTATCCAGAGCACCAGAACGTCGTATTTTTTATATTGATGTTGGTAATCTTCCCAAGGTAAAGGCAGAGCAATACCTCAAAGAGGTTATGTCTCGCTATAGAAATAAACTTGCATATAACGCTCAGACTGGAGAAATCCGTGATGATCGTAAGTTTATGTCTATGATGGAAGACTTCTGGTTACCACGTAGAGAAGGTGGTCGTGGTACTGAGATCACTACCCTGCCTGGTGGACAAAATCTGGGAGAACTTTCAGATATTGAATACTTCCAGAAAAAACTGTATCGTTCACTTGGAGTTCCCGAATCTAGAATTGCCGCTGATGGTGGTTTCAACCTTGGTCGTTCTTCTGAGATTCTGCGTGATGAACTGAAGTTTGCAAAGTTTGTTGGTCGTCTGAGAAAGCGTTTCTCTCAGATGTTCAATGATATGCTCAGAACTCAACTGATTCTGAAGAATGTTATTACTCCAGAAGATTGGGAGTATATGAGAGATCATATCCAGTATGATTTCTTGTATGATAATCAGTTTGCAGAACTCAAAGAATCTGAACTGGTTCAGAACCGTCTCGGTCTTTTAGCACAAATCGAACCATATATTGGTAAGTTCTACTCTACAGAGTATGTTCGTAAGAGAATCTTACGTCAAACCGATTCCGAAATCATCGAAGTTGATATGCAGATCGAAGATGAAATTATGAAAGGTATCATTCCCGATCCTTCAACTATCGATCCTGTAACTGGACAACCACTTCCACAAGCAATGCCAGGTGAAGGTTCTGGTATGGCAGGAATGGGTGCAGATCCAAATCAAATGGGTGAAGTTCCTACTGAACCAACTGCTGAAGAAATGACTGCGGAGATTGATCAGCAGTTCACAAAAGACAGCAAGAAGGCTGAATTATAAATATATTATATTACATATTGATTTTTCATGGAAGATGTTATCGATTTGATCGCTACTGGAGGATCTCAGTCCGAAGTTAGCGACAAAATGAAAGAACTGCTGTATGCAAAAGCAGCAGAGCGAGTTGATATTGCAAGACCATATGTTGCTAATGCAATGTTCGGTCAAGAATTTGAATATCCAACTGAGGATGAAACCGAAGTTGCTGATGAACCACAAGATGAAGTCGTTGACGAAGTAGATACTGAGTCAGAAGTCGAAACTGAACCAGAAGCAGAAGAGGAGTCTGAGTAATGGCATATGTACGTCATGACGAAAACTGCAATCCTGTAAATCCACAACCAGGAAAAACATCGGTCACCCAATTCGGTGGCAATGAAGGATGGTCAAGTGTAACGTATGAAAACTTCAATGCGGACTACCAAGCCCGTAATGCAGATAATACGACAAGAACTCCTGGAACATATCAGGCAAGAAACGCCGATAACTCACCCAGGACTCCTGGAACATATCAACGTCATGATGAAAACTGCAATCCAGTAACAGGTTAATAACAATGAAACTTATCACAGAAGAAGTAACAAACGTAAAGATTATCACTGAAGGCACAGGTGCCGGCAAGAAGTTATACATCGAAGGTGTATTTCTTCAGAGTGAAATCAAGAACCGTAATGGGAGAATGTATCCTTACGAGACTCTGAATAACGAAGTAAAGCGTTATTGTGAATCGTTCGTAAATAAGGGTCGTGCTCTTGGTGAACTCGGTCACCCTGAAGGTCCCACTGTTAATCTTGATCGCGTTTCTCATAAGATTACTTCTCTGAAGGCAGAAGGTAATAACTTTATGGGCAAAGCCCAAATCCTCGGTACTCCGATGGGTAAAATTGCATCTTCCCTTCTTGATGAAGGTGTAATGCTTGGCGTTTCTTCTCGTGGTGTTGGTTCACTTAAGACCACTAGTGAAGGATGTAAGATTGTTGGCGAAGATTTCCAGTTAGCAACTGCTGCTGATATCGTTGCCGATCCTTCTGCTCCTGATGCATTTGTTAATGGAATTATGGAAGGAAGAGAGTGGGTTTGGGAAGGTGGTATCCTTCGCGAACAACTCGCTGCACAAACCAAGAAGAGAATTAATACTCTCGTAGATCAAAGACAACTTGAGGAGAAAAAGTTGGATTTATTCAATAATTTCTTATCAAATCTTTGAATTATAAATAAATACATGTAATTAATTAATTTAATCACATATTTCAAATGTCCGTTGGTAACAATTTACAAGAAATGGAAAACGTAGTAACCAAAGGAGCTGCTGCTGCTGAGCCAATGTCCACAGCTGGTATCCCAGTTGAGGATCTCGGCGGTCCTACTCCCGAAAATTCAAGCCCATTCGATGACTCGAATGCACTCGCAACTCCAGGTAAAACCCTGAAGCAAGTTAGAGACGTAGTTAATGCTAAGGCAATGCCTGGTGATGCGCCTACTGCTAAAGAAGAAACTGAAGTTGATGAGACTCAGGAAGTAGTTTCCGAAGAAGAGGCAACCACTGATGAGGTTGTTTCAGAAGAGGAAGTAGCAGCTGAAGAAGTTGTTGCCGAAGCGGAAGAGGAAATTACTGAAGAAGAGACCATCGATATCGAAGCAGATGTTCAGGCACTGCTCGAAGGCGAAGAGCTCTCTGAAGAGTTCCAAGACAAAGCACGCACCATCTTTGAAGCAGCGGTTAAAACCAAAGTTGCTGAAATGAAGGATGCACTCCACGAAACCTATCAGAATGCTCTGGTAGAAGAAGTTTCTTCAATTCGTGAAGAGCTTTCCGAGCGTGTTGACTCCTACCTGGAGTACGTTGCTGATGAGTGGTTCCAAGAGAATGCACTCGCAGTTGAAACTGGACTTAAGTCCGAAATTACCGAATCCTTCATCACTGGTATGAAGGGACTTTTTGAAGAACATTATGTAACTATCCCTGAAGAAAAATATGATGTACTTGAGAGCATGGTAGATAAACTAGATGAAATGGAAGGTAAACTCAACGAGCAGATTGAGCGTAATGTCAGTCTGAATCGTAGATTAGCAGAATCCTCCGCAGATGGCGTTTTCGCTACTGTTGCTGAAGGTCTCGCAGACACTCAGAAGGAAAAACTCGCTACTCTGGCAGAAAATGTTGAGTTTGAAAGTGAAGCAGACTATCGTGAGAAGCTTGTAACTCTGAAGAAGTCTTACTTCCCAGAGCAAACTGGCACTCCAAGCACCTCCGAGAATCTTTCAGAAGAGGTTTCTACCAATGAGGTTATTTCTGAGGAAGTATCCCCAATGATGCAAGCCTATCTGCAGACTCTCTCTAGAGCTGCTAAGAAGTGATTTTTAAATTATAGTTCAAACTAACATTTTAAGAGGTTAAATTTTTCAAATGCAAATGCCTAATACAGAGGTACTGCAGGAGAAGTGGGCACCCATTCTCGACTATGAGGGAATGGATCCTATTAAGGATTCCCACCGTAGAGCTGTTACCGCAGTTCTCCTGGAGAACCAAGAAGCTACTCTCCGTGAAGAGAGAGAATTCCTTTCTGAAGGACCCACCAACGCTGTCGGCAACGGTGGATTCACTTCCTCAGGTGGTCAAACCGTTGCTGGTTTCGACCCTGTTCTGATCTCCTTGATCAGACGCGCTATGCCTAACCTGGTCGCATATGACCTCGCAGGCGTTCAACCAATGAGTGGTCCTACTGGACTCATCTTCGCAATGCGTTCCCGCTACTCCTCTCAGGGTGGCACCGAGGCACTGTTCGACGAAGCAGATACCGCATTCTCTGGTCAGTCCTCCAACTTCGACAACACCGCTGGAATGACTGGCGCTGCTGTTGGTTTGGGTACTACCGCACAAGGCGGATCCAATCCTGGACTCCTCAACCCTGAAGGTTCACAAACTGGAACCACATACTCTGTTGGTCAGGGTATGCGTACCGACGAGGCAGAGAACCTCGGAGATGGTACCGAAGGTGCATTCAACGAGATGGCATTCTCGATCGAGAAGGTCACCGTTACTGCTAAGAGCCGTGCTCTGAAAGCAGAATACTCCTTAGAACTGGCACAAGACCTCAAGGCAATCCACGGTCTGAATGCTGAGGCTGAGTTGGCAAACATTCTCTCCACAGAGATTCTTGCTGAAATCAACCGCGAAGTTATCAGAACCATCTATCGTGTTGCTGAGTCTGGTGCTCAAGCAAACGTTGCTTCTGCTGGTACTTTCGACCTCGACACCGATTCCAACGGACGTTGGAGTGTTGAGAAGTTCAAGGGACTGATCTTCCAGATCGAGCGCGATGCAAACGCAATCGCACAAAGAACTCGTCGTGGAAAGGGCAACATGATCCTCTGCTCCGCAGACGTTGCTTCCGCCCTCACCATGGCTGGTGTTCTTGATTACACCCCTGCACTCAACGCTGGTCTCCAGGTTGATGACGCAGGTAACACCTTCGCTGGTGTTCTGCAAGGTAAGTATCGTGTATACATCGATCCTTATTCTGCAAACAGTGCTGCTTCCCAGTACTACGTTGTCGGTTATAAGGGTGCTTCCCCTTATGACGCTGGTCTGTTCTACTGCCCATACGTTCCCCTTCAGATGGTTCGTGCCGTTGGTCAGGACACCTTCCAGCCTAAGATCGGCTTCAAGACTCGCTACGGCATCGTTGCTAACCCATTCGCGGAAGGCACCAACGTCGGCGCAGGCGCACTCAGCGCAAACGCAAACCGCTACTATCGCCGCGTTCGCGTTAACAACCTCATGTGATCACTGTTCACATACTCCTGGGGATCCTTCGGGATCCCTTTTTTTGTCTAAATACCTAAAAACCTCTGATGAAAACTTTTCAACAATTTTGTGAGAGGGCACTCACTAAATCTGAAGAAGAAAAGAAAGAAGAAATCGTCAAGTCCATGAAGGACAAGAAAGGTGATTTCGAGAAACGCTATGGCGATGATGCTAAGAGTGTAATGTATGCCACTGCAACAAAGATCGCTAAGAGGGTAGCATAATGGCAGGCAATTGTAGTTGGCCAAATCAAATCAATAACAGAAACTTTCTGTCTGGTATTGGTTTTAAATTCAATCTTGGTAAGTATCCTAAAGTTGACTTCTTCTGCAATACTGCTAGGATACCAGAAGTTACCTTAGGAACTGCCACTCAACCATCATACCTCAAGGACATTGATGTACCTGGTGAAAAGATTTCATATGGAGATCTCACCATTCAGTTCTTGGTTGATGAGAATATGGAGAACTATAGGATCATCCACGATTGGATCACTGGTCTTGGTTTTCCAGAAACTGCACAACAGTTCAAAGATGTTACCACAGATAGGGATGGCGTTAGAGAACTGAACGAACAGTTTGCTGATGGTACACTTCGTATCTTAAATAGCAACTTTAATGAGATTGCTAAGGTAAAATTCTTAGATATGTTCCCCGTGTCAATCAGTTCATTGGACTTTGATGCTACATCAACTGACGTGAATTACTTTACAGCACAGGCAACATTCAAGTATACTGTATATCAACTGACCGCTTCCACTTAATGGACCTTGATAAAATTCAGGAGATGTGGCAGAAAGACTCTGTCATAGATCCTGATAACTTACATGATGAATCTTTGAAGATTCCACAACTTCACTCAAAGTATTACACTCTGTATAATACTATAACATTGTTGCGAGAGCGAGCAAGAGAACAATATAACAAAGTAAAACTTGAGCGTCATAATTTTTATACAGGAAAAGCAGACCCTGCTGTGTATGAAGAAGAACCTTTTCCATATAAAGTCCGTGAGAAAGATGCTATCCAACGCTATCTAGATGCAGACGAACGATTAAACAAGGTTGATATGAAGATTCGCTACTATGATGCAACTCTCAAGTTTCTTGAAGAAATAATCAAAACAGTTGCCAATAGAACATTTCAGATTAAAAATGCTATTGAATGGCAAAAGTTCCAAGCAGGATTCTAATGAACGAAGATCACAGGTTTGATTATCAAGTTGATTTAACAATAGAAGACATACGTCTTCTAAGTCATTGTGTAAATGAGACTCTCAGACTTTGGCCAGGTGCTCCTGCCAGACCTGTGGATGAACAAGAACATCTTCGATATATGAGAGATTGTTTTTTTAGAATGATTATGGACTACAATTTCAATAACGAAAAATGAGCGATTACGATTACGAAAGCGATTATAATGAGATGCAAGATGTTCCATTTGTTCAGATGGAATTAGATATTAGAGATTGTCATCAGGTTTATAAAGCACTACAGTGCCACACAGAGCATGGTAATTTTAGTGATGAATATGATAAAGCAAGAACTGAACAGATGAAAGATTTTTTTTATCGTATGATTCTAGAATATAAGTTTCAAGTAGGGGAATAAATATTCATAGGTGAATCCTGTGAATTATGTCACACTTGATTATATCGAAGAAGAACGAAGTTTTTCTTCAGGTTAAAGCGGATCCTCACGTATATTATGAACTGGCAGACCAGTTTACGTTTGAGGTTCCAGGTGCCAAATTTATGCCTCAGTACCGTAACAAGTACTGGGATGGAAAAATACGCTTATTCAACACCCAAAACGGAGAGATATACGTTGGGTTGTTAGACAAGGTTATACAGTTCTGTAAGGATCACGAGTACTCTTATGAGTTCGTAGAGAACAAGTTCTATGGTCTTCCCTTTGAGGTCAATGATATGATCTCCAAAGAAGGTGTGAAAGATTATATGACATCTGTTAGCAAGTACGCTCCTAGAGAGTATCAAATCGAAGGGGTATTCGACGCCTTAAAGCATAATAGAAGGCTGTTGATATCCCCAACTGCTTCTGGAAAGTCTCTGATGATATACTCTCTTGTGAGATATCACGTTGAGCGCGGGCAAAATACTCTGATAGTTGTTCCGACGACTTCGTTAGTAGAACAGATGTATAAAGATTTTGCAGATTATGGTTGGGACGTAGGTTCATACTGTCACAAGATATACGCTGGTAGAGAGAGGGAAACTGATTCCCAAGTGATCATCACTACCTGGCAGTCCATCTACAAACTCCCCCGAAAATATTTTGCTAGATTTAACGTAGTTGTTGGGGACGAGGCTCACCAGTTTAAAAGCAAGTCATTAATATCTATAATGACAAAACTTGGAGATGCAAAGTATCGTTATGGATTCACGGGAACTCTTGATGGTACTCAAACTCATAAGTGGGTGCTAGAGGGATTGTTTGGTCCATCATACAAAATCATCAGGACTGAGGAACTGATGAAAAAGGGTCACGTTGCAAAACTGGATATCAATGTTCTTCTACTGAAGCACCCTGCACATAAGTTTGAAACGTTTGAGGATGAAGT